GAATCGTTTGGCAAGGGTGAAGGGTTTGGCGATACTGAACAGCAAGAGGAAGATGAGGAATCAAAACCACCAGAAGATTTTAAAGAGTATGACGAAGACATCGAAACAGAACATACTTGTCCTAAGTGTGGTTATAAATGGTCAGGGGGTAAATAAATGAATACTAAACCTATTTACCGCGTTCCTCTAATGAAAGAGATAGAAGAAATACCCTGGAATGGGTTTAATGTTGTCTCTACATTTAGCGGAACAGGCGGATCATGTCTTGGTTATCGGATGGCTGGCTATCGAGTCTTGTGGGCTAATGAATTTATTCCTGCGGCTCAGGATTCTTATAAAGCTAATCATCCAAATTCAATTCTTGACAGGCGAGATATCCGAGAGATTTCTGCTCAGGACATCTTAACAGCAACCGGATTGAAAATAGGAGAGATAGATATATTTGATGGCTCTCCCCCTTGTGCAGCTTTTTCAACAGCAGGAAAACGTGAAGCAGGATGGGGAAAAGTTAAGCAATATTCAGATACCAAGCAAAGAGTTGATGATTTGTTTTTTGAGTACGCTCGACTAATCAAAGGAACACAGCCTAAAGTCTTTGTTGCTGAAAACGTATCAGGATTAATCAAAGGAACAGCTAAAGGCTACTTCTTAGAAATCCTTAAAACACTCAAAGATTGCGGTTATAACGTCAAGTGTAAAGTGCTAGATGCTCAATGGCTTGGTGTTCCTCAAATGCGACAACGGACTATCTTTATAGGTGTTAGGAATGATTTGAAGTTAGAACCTGTTCACCCAAAACCGTTGCATTATCAGTACACAGTTAGAGATGCTTTACCTTGGATAACTCAGATTAGACAAACAGATGTTTTTGTCGAAGCAGAAACCGATATCTCAAAATATGCAATTGGTAGAGAATGGGACAAAATAAAACAAGGCGAAAGTTCAGAGAAGTATTTTTCTCTGACTAAGCCACACCTAGATAAACCGTCTCCATGCGTCACCCAAATAGGCGGTGACAATACTTGTGCATCGGTAGTTCATCCCACAGAAAAACGGAAATTTTCAATTCAAGAGTTAAAACGAATTTGCGCTTTTCCTGATGATTTCATTCTAACAGGTTCCTACGTCCAACAATGGGAACGATTAGGCCGTGCTGTTCCACCTGTTATGATGTCACATATTGCCAAAACAATTCAATTAGAAATACTAGAAAAATGTGTGGATTAGCGGGTACATACAAATCCAGCGTAGATGTAGAGTCTATGCTTCTTAAAATAATACATAGGGGGCGAGATGGTCAAGGTGTTCACAAGCATGAAGACACTGTTCATGGTCACGTTAGGCTGTCTTTACTTGATTTAAGTTCGGCATCTAAACAACCTTTTATCTTAAATAATTCCACTCTTTCATTTAATGGTGAGATATGGAATTATAGAGATATAAAAAAGAAGTTACAAGACGACGGGTGCAAATTCAATACAACAGGTGACACCGAAGTATTGAGTCAATTTTTAGATATTTACGGTGTTTCACGGCTAAATCAACTAGAGGGAATGTTTGCTTTTGTATGGAGTAAAGGGGATGAGCATTGGCTTGTGAGAGACCGTTTTGGTGAGATACCCTTGTATCTGGCAAAAACGAATAAAGGGTATATTTGGGCATCTGAAAGAAAAGCATTTCCTAGTGGTGTTATGCCTGTTGCCGTTCCTCCGGGCTATGCTTTTAATCTAGTGAAAGGCGAGTGGTTTCAATGGTACAAGCTACCAGGAACAACACCACAGCAAAATATATTAGATTGCTTGAATAGGGGTGTAGAACAAAGATTAAATGCTGATGCTCCCGTCTGCTGTCTTATATCGGGCGGATTAGATAGCGTCTTGGTTCTGCAAATAGCAAAGTCTATAAACAAAAACATCGTAGCTTTTACAGCAAAAATGCGTAATGATTCAAATGATTTACTAGCAGCCAGGAAGATATGTAGTGAGTATGAAATTCAATTAATAGAAGTGCCAGTATCTATTGATTTAGATTCTTTAACTAACGCAGCCAAGGTAATAGAAATTAACAGCAAAGCTCAAATAGAGATAGCTTCATTATGTTTACCATTAGCACAAAGGATAAGGGCAGAAGGCTTTAAATCTTGCTTATCTGGTGAAGCTGCTGATGAGCTTTTTGGTGGTTATGGTAATTTCTGTATTCAGGCATCCAAAAGCACAAATACAGAAGTTATATCTCTTAGAAAAAATCAATTAGCAAAAATGGCAAGAGGTAATTTTGTTAGGTGCAACAAAGCATTTATGTATGGTGGTGTTGAGTGTAGGTTGCCTTTTATGGATGTGAAGTTAGTTGAATATGCCATAAACTTAGACCTCTCGCAATCACCACCAAATAAAAAATTACTGAAATCCGCGTCGGCTAGACTGCTACCTAAATGGGTGATATCCAGGGTTAAGGATACTTTTCAAGGTGGTAGCGGTGTGTCCGATTGGACAGAGAAAAATATAGCATCGCCAATAAAATTTTACAACAACGAACTAAAGAAAACTTTTGGATACTTACCCAAGGATTAACATGAATAATTATCACGTCCCATCTAAAGATAAATGGGAATTTGACGAATCAGTAACAGACATTTTTGATGATATGTTGGCTCGTTCAATTCCTCAATACGAGGTAATGAGAGACGCTGTTACCAATATCGCTCGTGAATACATAAAACCCGCCAGTTCTGTCATAGATATTGGATGCTCAAGAGGTGAGCAGATATCTCGACTAATTCAATCCTATGGGACTAATTGCACCTATCATGGAATCGAAGTTAGTCAACCGATGATTAACGCGAGTAGGGAAAAGTTTAAGGTTTTTGAATGCGTCAGTTTGCATGAATTAGATTTAAGAAAAGATTGGTTAACTCTTAAAAACGTATCCGTCACTTTGTCGGTTTTAACTTTACAGTTTATTCCGATTGAATACAGATTAAGACTACTCAAAAAAATCTATGATTCAACTCGAAAAGGCGGGTGTTTTATTTTGGTTGAAAAAGTTATTGGGGGGTCTGCTGATATTGACAGTTTATTGACCAATCAGTATTATAACTTAAAACATCAGAATGGTTATTCTATTTATGAGATAGAACGGAAAAGATTAAGTTTAGAAGGTGTACTCGTTCCTGTTACAGCTAATTGGAATGAAGAAATGCTTAGATTGTCTGGTTTTACTGAGGTTGATTGTTTTTGGCGTTGGATGAACTTTTCTGGATGGATTGCTGTTAAGTAGAATGAAACTAATGGGGAGACTGCCAGATTAATTAATATTAATTGTGATATAATATTAATAGTAAAACGCCCTTCGCGATGTTTCAGCATCCAAGGGCTGTAAACCTAACTAACAGGATCACAATGATTGATTTTAGCACTGAAACTGCAATCGCGCTTTTAAACTCTGGTAACGATTACCCCGTTGATTTTGACGAGGCTTGGCAATGGTTAGGCTACGCAACGAAGCAAAAAGCCGAGAAAAAGCTGAAACAGAATTTTGAGGAAGGGATCGACTACACACTTATCCAAATGGTTAAGCGTGTGGAAGGTAATAATGGCGGGGGTTCTACCCGATACAACCAAATCATGCTAACCGTCGATTGCTTCAAATCCTTGGGGATGACTGCCGGGACTGAACAGGGAAAACAGATCCGAAAATATTTCCTTGAGTGCGAGAAGATTGCCAAACAAAAACCGGACGCATTAACCGAACTTCAGATTTTAGCCCGGACGGTTGCTCGAATGGCAGAACAAGAGCAACGGGTCTTAGAACAAGAGCGTCGGGCCTCTGAACAGCAAAAGCTATTAGAACAAGCTGAAACCCGATTAACCGCTATTGAGGCTGAACAGGGTCGGTATTTCTCCCCTTCTGGTAGTAAGTACACAGTTTTGGGGTTTGCTAAAAAACAAGGGTTAGAAATTTCCCTAGCAACCTCTAGCGAGAAAGGAAGAAAAGCCGCGTCAATGTGTCGGAAAAGAGGGATCGATATTGAACGGATTAATGATCCTCGGTTTGGTTCCGTTGGGCTTTACCCTGAGTCGGTTTTGATTGAGGTGTTCAGATAGGATGAAAAAAGGGGATTAAGGACGCAACCCGTCAACATTTGCAATGGTTTGAATCCGTTGTAGATGTTTTGGCGGTGTAGGGTAGGGTGAAATAGCAAAAAGCCCAGGGTGTTGAGT